CAGAATACAGTTGTTATTAGAAATACCTATCTGGATGTACCAGAAGATTGGTTGGGTGAAGAGTTTTTTGAAGATGCATTAGAACTTAAAGAAATAAACCCAAGAGCATACGAACATGAATATATGGGAATACCAGTAGGTACAGGTGGCGATGTATTTCAAAATGCTTGTGAATTGGATATGGAGCAGTTAGTAGACATAAAAGACGATATTGGCAGATCAGTTAATAAGGTTCCATTGTGGCAGACATTTGATCAGATATATTGTGGTATAGACTGGGGGTTTGCTAGAGATCCGTTTCGATTTGTTAAATGTCATTTTGATAAGAAGAAACTTGATTTGTATATATTTGATGAATACGATACAGTTAAGACAAGAAATGAAGTTGTATTTCATACGATATACGATGAATTAAAATTAGTTGATAGAGATCAGCTGGTTATTGCAGATAGTGCAGAAGAAAAATCTATCGAAGACTTTAAAGCTTATGGTGCATTTATAAGAGGTGCGTTAAAAGGACCCGAATCAGTACGTTATGGTATTAAATGGCTTCAGGGGTTAAGACATATTTATATTGATAAACATAGATGTCCTAAAACGTGGAAAGAGTTTAGCACATATGAATATGAACAGGATAGAAACGGTGAGTTTATTAGTGCTTATCCAGACGAGAATAATCATAGTATAGATGCAGTTAGATATGCTATGGAAAAATACGCAAATAGAAAAGGAAATTAATGGCAAGATATCTTATACATACAGTTCCAAAACGAGAATGGTATGTTCGTGACTACTTAGTACCGTCAATGGTTCAACAAGGTATAGCTGGAATTGATATAACAGTTTATGTTGATAATGAACATAAAGGAAATCTTAGAGCGTGTATGGATGCTTTTAAGTTGTGTGAAGGACAAGCTGGCGGTACTTGGCACTTGCAAGACGATGTTATTATATCCCACGACTTCAAAGAAAAAACTGAAAAATATGATAACGGTATTGTATGTGGATTTAAAAGTAGATATGACGGTAACACGCCTTATGGCACAGTACCTGCAAAGCAAATGTGGTTCAGTTTCCCTTGTATTAGAATACCAAATAATATAGCAAGTGAATGTGCTGATTGGGTTATTAATTATATGATTGGTAATCCTGTATATAGAGAATGGTGGGAAAAAGGTGTTAACGATGACTTACTTTTTAGACAGTATGTTTGGAACACTTATCCCAATGCTATGGCATATAATTTAAAACCTAATATAGTTGATCACATTGATTATTTGATAGGTGGGACTGTAAACAGCAATGCTAGAAAAATAGTTAAGATACGAAGTGAGTTTTGGGAAGACGAGTACTTGGTCAATGAATTGGAAAATAAGTTAAAAGGCGTTATAAAATAACGTCTTTTTTAATGGTTGACTTTAATTAACATTTCATATAATATTATATTGTAAGTTAATTGAGGAGGGCAAGGACATGACAAACGCATACGCAATGAGAAACCTGATGGAGCTTGGAAACTACAACACCAGCATCACCCGCGAGGCTTTCGAGTCACACTTCACCAAGACAAAAGAGAGCATCCGCTTCACCTTCAACGGCTGGGACGGCAAGAGCTACGACGGCGAGAGCCGCAGCGCCAAGGTGATTCGCACCAACCTGCCGGGCTACGAAGAGGTCAGGCTGATCAAGGTCGGAAAGCACCTTTGCTACATCGAAGAGGACCAGATGATCACCGAGAAGGCCACCGGCGAGAAGCACCCGGAAGCCAGCTGGCTGGTCGAGGTTGAGAGAGCATAAGGAGGGCAAGACCATGTGGACAGAGGATTTACGAATAAGAATGCAGCTTGGATTACGAGAGAAGCGTGACTTGCCGAGCCGGTTTTGGGAACCTGAGCCAGACGAGGAAGACCTGATGCGGTTGGAACAGGAATACGAAGGAAGCGAATTGGATGATGAGCCGTTACCGTTTAAATAATCATATTATTGATAGGAGAGATTAATATGTTACGTGGATGGGAATTGTTTGATAAAGTTAGTGATCAGATGGATGACAGTGAATTACTTATGGCGCTTGCTAAAGCAATGGGAGATGATGAATTATACGATTGCTTAGAATATATTGTTAGATGTTATGATTTGGAAGGAGTAGACGATGATTAATTTTGAAGTTGGAAAAACATATGGTTGCAGAAGTGTTTGTGATTATGATTGTGTTTGGTTATTCACTGTATTAAAAAGAACAGATAAAACAATAACTGTTATGGAAGACGGCGAAGTTAATCCTAGGAGTTTAAGAATTAATTCTGTTGCTAGTAATTATAGAGGTGCAGAAAGTGTGTATCCATTAGGTAAATATTCAATGTGTCCTATATTGAGTGCAGATAAAATTGTAAAGGAGAACTAAAATGAACGAATACAGATGGGAAGATTTCAATGAAATCGATGATGTGGATATGGCTGAACTTATTTGGGAGGTTCAGTATATGGAAGAACAAGAAGAACTTGAGAAGTTAAGGAAAGGAGAATTAGAATGAAAGAGTATTGGTTTACTGAGTTAGGGTATTTTACAGAAGGTGTTATGAAAGCAGTTAAGAAAAAGATGGATGGTAAAACATTTATGAATTTTAATGTCGGTTGGAGTAATTGTGCTGGTAATTGTGTTTTGTTTGTTAAGTCGGAGAAAGATATGCCTGAAGACGAGGTTAAAAATATGTTTCTTCATGTGTTAATTGATGTTGTTTCGGAGGAGGAATAAAAATGCCATTTGATATTGACGCAATTCTTGAGAAAGGAAAAATTATTAATCAGAAAGCATATGATATTCACGGAGTCGATATTCGTTGTAAAACTATATTGGTACCTGCTTGGGGAAAATATATTGTTTATTCACTTGTATATATTGACGGTGAATTATATAAAGCAACTAGGTTAAAAGTTATGGAAGAGGAGGATTAAATAGTATATAATAAACTTATAGAGGAGGTTGTTAGATGAGTGATAATAATTGGATAACCCTGAGCAACCCAACGCGACAGATTAATTTAGCCTTAGAAGATAAAGCTAAGACATTAGCTGATAAATTAGTTTCCGAAGCAGAAAAACATGAGCCTGAGGTAACAAAAGATCTTATTGATATAACTAAGGGAACACCAGCAACAGTTAGTTATGATCAAAAAGATGATGCTGGCGTGGTTCATAACAGTTTGGATTTTAGACTTAAGCAGCGCGGTAGTATGGCTAATAAATTAAAAGAAGATAGTGATTTTGATGTGAATAAATTAGGTAATAAACCAATATATGACGCATTAAGATATACAGCATTAGTTAAGAATCCTGAAATGCTAGTTAAGAGTTATCATGCAATAATGTTAAATCTAGAGAAACGTGGGTATAATATTATGCGTGTAAAGAACACCATAAATAATTATACCTTAGCTAGAGCATATAGGGGTATTAATACAGTTATAGCTGATAAATCCGGATATAAGTTTGAGTTGCAGTTTCATACACCGCAAACGCTGGCGGTAAAAGAAGAAAATCATATATTGTATAAAAAGATATCCAGTAAGAATTCGGCGGCTGAGAATTTAAAAATAAATGAGCAGATGTTTAAAAATTCACAAAAAATAAAAGATATACCAGGAGGAGGAACTATTGAGTCATTTGATAAGTTAGGAGGTAATAAATAATATGCCAGTTGTTCATTATTTTAAAGAAGTAGATAATACAAAAAACCCAAAAGATTTATATATTATTAAATATACAGAAGGGGTGTCGGTAGAACGATATAACAGTAAAGATAAAAAGTGGGTTGCTGATGTAAAAGCAAATAGAGTTTTTGGTAAGATGTGTTTAGGAAGTATTGATTCAGAACCAATCACAGAAAAGGATCTATAAAAAATCCTTTTTTATGTTTTGTGTAGATATATACTATAATAAACTTGTATGAAAAAAACAAAAAAGAAAAAGCCTATTGATTATACTAATAAGCCATTAACTTCAAGACAAAAAAAGTTTATACAGGAATACATAAAAACAGGAAATGCTACTCAATCTGTACTAGCTGCTGGATATAATTGCAAGGATACGAAATCAGCAGGTGTTGTGGCTAGTCGTATGTTAAACAATGTTAGGGTGAAGAAAGAAATCGATAAGGCGTATGCAAAATTGGATAAAAATACAGTAGCAACCGCTCAGGAGGTTATGGAATTTTTTACTAAGGTTATGAATGGTGAAATATTAGATCAGTTTGGGTTGGAAGCGCCTTTAGCAGAACGTACCAAAGCAGCTATTGAATTAGCAAAACGTACTGTTGATCTGGATAATAGAGTTAAAGGTAAAGCGGACGCTACATTAGAAATAAAGTTGAATTGGGATAGAGATGATTAATTGTTTCCTTGTGTAATATTGTGTATAATATTATACGGAGGAAGGTAAAAAATATTATGACGAAACAAGAATTTTTTGAAAAACCAGAATGGGAAAGAAAAGCACTTATCTTAATGGCACATGAGTATTATATGAAGGGATTATGTTATGATACAGAAGTTAATAAAATCCCAGTTCCATATATTAAGGAGTTTGTTTTGATGTGTAATAACGAACGAAAAATGTGCGAACGATATTTTATATTAGATTAGTTTAAATCACTGTTAAACCGGCTAAAAAGGCGGTTAAATGACGTTTTAAGGAGGATTTATAGTATGTGGTTAAGAAATAAATACGGTGGTTGGTTTGAAATACCAGATGATGAATATACTCCTAACGATAAGTTGAAAAATCAGCAACTTGCAAAAAGCAAGGAAGCTGCTGAAATTAAACAAGATGAAGAGTTAGAAAAAGAAATTGATAAGTTAGGTAAGCAGTATAGTGATGTTTACGATACATTACCTTCAGAAGTATTGGAAGAAGCTGACGAAAATAAATTAAAGAAAAATCCAAGTGTCGTTAAATTATCGCAGATTAGTAAAAAAATTAATGAACTTCAGATGAAATATTATAACCCAAGCAAAATTAAAAAAGGTGATATGTATCGTCAGTGGGAAAAAGATCAACCACAGCTTGTAGTTACAAACGTAAGTGGCGGAAATGTAATGGATAGAGAAGTATCTTATCAGTATTATGACATGCTTGGTGATTTAGATACTTCGGAAACATATAAGATGAAAATGAAAGAATTTTATAATATGCTTGCATCTAATGGAGATAAAAAATATAGAAAGAAATAAGGAGGTGTCCGAATGTGGGAAACCTTATGGAATAAGATTAAGGAGGTAATACGCAGAATGTTACCAGCAAAAACAATAGAACAAACATTACACGTGGTTCCTATAATGTCCAACGAAATGGCTGCTCAGTTGGACTTATGGGATAGAATGTACAAAGATCAGGCGCCGTGGTTACATTTACCAAGTAAAGGCGATACAAACGATCCGGTAAAGATTGTTAGTTTAGGACTTCCGTCAATGATAGCTAGTGAAAAAGCTCGTATGGCTGTACTTGAAATGAAGTCTGAAATAACTGTACCAATGAAGGAAGTTGAAGTAGAAGTACCTGATGAAGCACAGAAAAAGTTTAATGAGTTAACAGGACAGGACAGAGATCCATCCAGGAAAGAACAGTTAAATAAACAAAAGGGAACTGAGGTAGCTAGTCAGAAATCACAGTTAGGCGATGACGTAAAACCAAAAGATGATATGCCTACTAAAACAGAAGTCCAGAAAAAACCTGTTGGTCCTGATGACAGAGCTAAATGGTTAAATGAGGCATACCAGACTAAAATTGTTGAAAAGTTAAGGCCGCAGTTAGAATATGGTATTGCTAAAGGTGGGTTAGTTATTAAGCCTTATATCGTTATGAAAAAAGTAGCTGACGATAAAGGAGTTATCAAGGATACACCTCAGTTAGAAGTAGACTACATTCAAGCAGATAGTTTTTATCCATTAGCATTTAATGGCAGTGGCGATATAACTGAGGCTGCGTTTGTACAAACTAAGGTAGATAAGAATACTATTTATAGAAGACTGGAACATCATAAATTAGTTGGTACCACGGTTACTGTACAAAATAAAGCCTTTATGACCCAGAATACACAGACCCAAGTAAATATGAATGACACAGAACTGGGTAAGGAAATACCGTTAACAAGTGTTCCAGAATGGGCGGATTTAAAACCAACAACTACTATAAAGAATGTAGACAGATTATTGTTTGCTTATTTTAAAATGCCAGAAGCTAATACTATTGATCCATTAAGTCCGTTAGGTGTTAGTGGTTATAGTAGAGCGGTAGCACAAATAAGAGAAGCGGATATGCAGTTTAGTAGAATGTTGTGGGAGTTCGAAGCAACAGAAGCTGCTATTGATATTGATAGAGACGCATTGATGGATGTAAGAGATAACAAAGGTGTTTATCACTATGTTAATCCTACATTACAACAGAGATTATTTAGACCTATTGACTTGGGCGAATCCAATACTTATCAGCCGTTCTTACCAAGTATTAGAGATGCGTCTTTAATTAATGGGTTAAACAATATCTTAATGCGTATAGAAGATATATGTGCATTAAGTAGAGGCACATTATCCGATGTAACAGCAGAAGCTAAAACAGCTACTGAACTTAAGATATTAAAACAAAGAAGTTACCAGGCAAATGCTAGTATTCAGAAAGCCTTGGAAAATGCACTTAAAGATGTCATTTATGTTATGAATGTTTATGCAACTTTATATGACATTACAAAGGACGGCGAATATGAAGCTTCGTTTGAATGGGATGACAGTATATTAGTTGATGTAGAATCAGAATTAGGACATCGTATCACGTTGATGCAGAATGGTTTGTCTAGTAAGCTTGAAGTAAGAATGTGGTATTTTGGTGAGACTGAAGAACAAGCTAGGGAAGCATTGGCAAAGATACAGGATGAATCCTTAGCAAATGCACAGCAGAATTTATTAGATCAGATGTCTATGGGGCAGATGCCAAAACAGTTTAATGACGAAATGGATTAATTAAATGTTAAGTGATGACGTTATTGACAGATTGATTCAACCAATTGTTGATAGGCAAGAGTCTATCAACATTTATGTTATTCAAACGATAGCAAAACGTATTAAGCAGATTGGAAAACTGTTACCAAGTGATGCTTATAAACTTCAGCAACTGTTAAAACAGGGTGGCGATGTTAGAAAAATAAATGAGGCACTTGCACAGCTTACTAATTCACAGGTAAAGGATATTAAAAAATTAATACGTGTCGTTGCAGAAAATGGATATGCAGATTTAAAACCGTATTACGATTATAGGCAAATGCCGTATATACCATTTGAAGAAAATAAAGAGCTTCAAAGAGTTGTTAATGCCATAGCAAATAAAACAGCAGATACCTATGTTAATATGTCTAAAGCACAGGCATTTATGATACGTGATTTAAAAAATCCAACTGTATTAAAACCTACATCTATAAGTAAGACATACTATTCAGCTATAGACGAGGCAGTACAAAATGTTCAGGCAGGCACTACAGATTTTAATTCTGCTATGAAACGTACTGTTAATCAGTTAGTTGACAGTGGTATTAGACGAGTTGAATATAATACAGAGAGCGGTAGACGTTATACTCAGAGGTTGGATACAGCTGTTAGACGTAATCTTATAGACGGTGTTAGACAAATAAATCAAGGTGTACAGGATGAGGTTGGTAAAGAGTTTGGATCGGACGGTAAAGAATTGTCTGTTCATGCAGATTCGGCACCAGATCACGAACCAATTCAAGGACGCCAGTTTACTAACGAAGAATACGATAAATTAAATAATGAACAAGCATTTGATTCTTATCCGTGTGAAGGGCAGCAAGCAAAACATTTTGCTGCTATAAAAAGAGCTATCGGTACTTTAAATTGTAGACACTTTGCGTTTGCAATCATACTTGATGTTATGGATCCAAATTATACCGATAAACAGTTAGATGAGATGGAAGCCGAAAATAAAAAAGGTTATACATTACCGGACGGTACTCATTTGACAAGATACGAAGTAACTCAGCATATGAGAAAACTCGAAACTGAATTAAGATATGCGAAGGAATCGCAAATAGCATTTAAGGCCGCAGGTAATATGAAAATGGCTACTAAGAGTCAGATAAAGGTTAACAATTTGATTAGTGAGTATGACGCTTTATGTAAAGATGCTAAGATGAGACCGAAATGGGAAAGGACAAATGTTAGCGGGTATGTACCGTTGAAAAAAGATGAATATTTGTATTAATTTTATGTTTATTTTATCTCGAAGATTTTGTATAATTTAAGTGTAAATGAGTTGAACTTGACAACATTTAAAAACAAGTACATTCAGCCGCAGAAGGTACTGCGGAATTATAAATTAAATCAATGGAAGAATGTTTAGGAGGCAAGATGAATTTAAAAGACATTTTTGGACAAGCTGAAGATGGGGTTATGACCTACGATCAGTTTACCGCAGCGTGTAAAGAAGCTGGTATTAAGTTGGCAGATTTATCCAGCGGCGATTATGTATCAAAACGAAAGTTTGATGACGAACTCGCAGCTAAGGATAATGAAATATCAACACTTAATACAACTATCAGTCAGCGAGACGACGATCTGAAATCGTTACAGACTAAGTTGTCTGAGGCTGGTAATGATGTTGAAAAACTTAACCAACTCTCGAACGATTTTACCTCATTGCAGAACAAGTACAATCAGGACATTGAGGATTACCAGGCAAAACTTAAACAGCAGGCGTATGAGTTTGCAGTTAAAGATTTTGCTTCCAGCAAACGATTTACAAGTAATGCAGCGAAACGTGACTTTATTAATTCGATGATCAGCAAACAGTTGCAGATGGATGGTGACAAGATCTTAGGCGCAGATGATTTTGTATCAAGTTATTCCCAAGATAACGAAGATGCGTTTTATGTTGAACAAGATCCGGAACCAACACCAAGTAGTGATCCGAAGCCTCAGTTTGTTAATCCTACTCCAGGTGAATCTGATCCAGGCAGTGAAAATGGATTTAAGTTTAATTTCACTGGTGTAAGATTACACGAGTAAACAGTTTTTTAATCAAGGAGGTGTTATTACATTATGGCATTTGAAGCGCAGAGCTTAAACTATGCAGTCGAGTATTCTCGAGCATTATCACAGGCATTCCCTTATGTATTAAACTTTGGTGCATTATACAGCACTCCAAACAACGGTCGTTACAGATGGGTTAATGCAAAAACTATTGAAATTCCAAGCATCAGAACTTCTGGACGTGTAAACGCAGACAGAGATTCAATCGGTCAGGCAGCTAGAAACTACGATAACGCTTGGGAGCCGAAAGTACTTACTAATGAAAGAAAATGGAGTACTTTGGTTCATCCTATGGATATTGACCAGACTAATTTAGTTGCGTCTATCACCAATATTACTCAGGTATTTAATGAAGAACAGAAATTCCCTGAAATGGATGCTTATTTAGTATCTAAAGTATATGATGATTGGACAAAGGTTGATGATCCAGCTGGCGGTAAGAGAACAGCAGATACAACTGTTTTAAGTGTTCAGAACATCTTAAACGTATTTGATTCTTTAATGCTTAAGATGGATAATGAACGTGTTCCTGCTAATGGCAGAATCCTGTATGTTACTCACGAAGTTAAGAAACTTTTG